GTGTACTAGGATTGGCTTTGACCAGTCGTTGTGGAAAATTCCGCTTTATAGCAAGTGAGGATTATGCAAGACATTATTGGCTGGGCGGTTATTGTCGGGCTGGCCATCCTGATTAGCCTTGGGATTGGAATTGCGACGTTTCTGACGTTCCTTAACTGGCTGAAGCATCTCCGCGACTAGCAAGGTATGACCGCCACGCCGCCTCGCGAAGGTCGTCCTCAGAGAACACTGCTCGGCGACCATCGCTATCATGCGACTGGTGCCGGCAATACCAGTTATCCTGGCCCTGAATGTCAACAAGACATCCGTGCGACGGGTCATACGGGCACTCGGGGCCCCAATACCAATCCGTTCGCACCCACTTCACACGAATGGTGTCACGGGTCGGCTCCTCATGCTCCCAGGTCGGCGGGAGGTCGCGGTAGGCCCTTCTGCTCTTTACACTCATAGCGGGAGAATAATGGAAATAAAAGAAAAGTCAATGGATAAAAACATAACAACCTCAATCTTGGAGGTTGACCCCGAGGAGATCGTTCGGACGTGCCTTAACTGCGGAGCACAGATGGAAGACAGAAAGTGTAAACTTGTATGCGAATGCGGATACTTCGCATCGTGCTCAGATTACTATTAGGAGACAAAAATGTCAAAAACTATAGACCAGGCGTTTGCGGAGCTTGACGAAGCAATGGCACGAGACCAGAGGGTGTGGCTCATTGAGAGGAGTAGATACGGGTACTGGGGTGTTGCTGTTGTCCGAGACCTGCCGCCCGAAGAGTGGCCAGAGCCAGACCTTTTTGGCGTGATACCAGACAGCGATAAGTGGCAAACGATTGCCTACCGAAGGCACGAAGACCTAGCACAAGCAGTATCAGACGTGGCAACGGAAGTCAGGGCTTGGAATGGCCCAGACAAAGACCCGAATCAAAAGTAGGGATAATGTCTTACGCAATTGCCAATATCCCGCCAATTTCTTGCTTTGTGCGCAGGGAGTACCTGCGCGATTTGCAGGACGGACACGGAGATTTTACCCCAGCCTATTGGGTGACGGTTAAAGCAATTAGACACAGGGCGCTATACGTTGAGGCGTTCCTGCCTGAGTACGGTGCGCTGTACGACAAGCTCCCGCTAAGCGCCTACGTCTGGAAGCCAGAAACGCCAAATCCAGACCTTGCACTTGGAGACCTGCAGCTTTGGGACGCTAACTCAACCCAGCTCGCAGTGATTGAGAAGGCGGTGTTGAAGGGTATGCGCTGTAAGTTCCGAACCCAGGATGCCTCATGGCACCACGGGCATTATTTATTCACAGTGGATATGGTTCATTCAGACCCTAATGAGATTGACGCCAATTGGGCAAGGCTTCCGGCGGAGCACAAGTCCTACAACTTTATCCGCCTAGACAACGGGCAGTTCGCCGCCCAACCCAATAACCGCGTGCTCTGGGAGGACGAAGCCCTTGTCTACAAGGAGCCGAAGCGACCAGACTTCAAGGTAAGCACAAAGGAATTCTCGGCAGAAGCCGGAAGGTGGAAGCTGGGTGATGAGGAATCTTGGTCTTATGAACCAGAGAATTTGCTGCCGGGTGAAAGGATGGAAAGACCCGGCAGCTAGTTGAGTATACAGGATGATGTATACTGGGCGCATGGAAAACCGAGAGGGAGCGCCAACAGAAAAAGTATGGGCTATTTATCATTTGTACGCCCAGCAATTCCCCGTGCTTATCTCCCTTGATCAACGCGCCCCAGACGACAGCGCACCGTATGTGGTGACCATTGGAGAGGGGCTTGAGGAGCTAACCCGCCTTTCCGACGATGAGGTCAGCTGGCTCCTTAAGAGGAAGGTGGGAATCAAGTGAGCAAAAGACTTCTCCTTATCGTTCCAAGCCGAAAGCGACCGCAGTCTTGCGACGAGCTTCTTACCGCATTTGAAGAGACTGCGGAAGACGCCGATATTCTCTTTGGCTTAGATGATGACGACAAGAGCGAATACTCCGCTCGGGTTCTTGAGAGGTCGTCTATTAACCCGCGACTGCGAATGGGCGGAACGCTGAACCTGCTTGCGACGCAGAATGCTGATAAATATGAATTCCTATCCTTTATGGGGGACGACCACCGACCACGAACGAAGGGGTGGGACCGAGTTCTTTGTGAGGCTATTGGCGAACGCCCGGGCGTCTCATACGGGGACGATCTCCTTCAGGGTGCAAATCTTCCAACCGCTGTGACGATGTCAGCAGAGATTGTCCGACGGATTGGGTACATGGTCCCACCCGTCCTTGTCCACATGTACATGGACAACTTCTGGAGGGACTTTGGGAGCAAAATAGGGAACCTCCAGTACCGAGCAGATGTTGTGATTGAGCACATGCACTATCTGGCCGGCAAGGCAGTCAACGACCTTCAGTACCAAGAGGTTAATGCATCTCATGTGTACGAGAAAGACCGTCTTGCATACGAGGATTACCAGAAGACCCAAATGGAAACCGACGCAATGCTGGTTTTGCGAGCATGAAGATACTCATCACTGGACATAGGGGATTTGTTGGAAAACACTTCACCAAGTTTTACCGGGATCAGGGGCATGAGGTCTTCGGCGTAGACATTGCTGCGGAGACCCCGCGAGAAGCCCGGGACTTCTTCAGAAAAGATGATATCCAGTGGGACCTCGTGATTCATCTTGCGGCAGTTGTTGGCGGTCGGGCAAAGATTGAAGGAGACCCTCTCTCTGTGGCTGTGGACCTTTCCATTGATGCCGAGATGTGGCAGTGGGCTATTAGGACGAAGCAGAAGCGAGTGGTGTACTTCTCTTCTTCAGCGGCCTATCCAATTGAGCTACAGACCCGAGAGGAACACGTTTCGCTCGCCGAGCACATGATTAACCTAAATGACATCCGCAGCCCTGACTTTACCTACGGCTGGTCAAAGCTGACCGGAGAGTATCTTGCTCAGTTCGCAGAGGCAGAAGGCGTGCGAACGCACATATTCCGCCCGTTCTCAGGGTATGGTGAAGACCAAGCCCTTGACTATCCTTTCCCATCGTTTATTGAGCGCGGCAAGCGCAAGGCTGACCCATTTGACGTGTGGGGGGACGGCATGCAAACCCGCGACTTTGTTCACATTGACGACATCGTCTCAACAGTTCAAGCCGCTATTGACCAAGACTATCGCGAGCCACTAAACATTGGGACTGGCAGGCCAACCTCGTTCTTAGATCTGGCGGCTATGGTTGCAAAAGAAGCAAATTACCAGCCAGAGATAAAAACACACCCAGACAAGCCAACTGGCGTGTTCTGGAGGGTTGCAGATCCAGCTAATTGTTTTAATGTGTGGATGCCACGAATCACCCTTGAGGAGGGAATCCGCAGGGCCCTGTTGACAAGATAAGACCTGCCAGATAGGCTTGCCCATGAAAGGGGGGTCACATGGGGGAAATAATAAGGCTGTACACAATTGAAGAGGTTCAAGAAAACCTTAAAGAGTGCAAGTCTGAAATAGCCGCGCACGTCACGCACCAGAAAACGCTTCGTGTTGCCGAGCTAAGAAATTGGGCGCAAGCTCGAGAATTTTTATACCTTGCTGTGCAGGTGTATGAAAAAGTTGGCAATTGTACTGACTTCCAAAACCTTGCCCAAAGCGGCGTTCATTTATCAGACGAGGCAAGATCCGCAAGTAAGGGGCACGATGAAAACCCAGGCCGACGGCCGTAAGGAGCAACCAGTGCCGAATAATCAAGTAAAGACATTTGAGGAAACTTTTAAAGAGATCTACGACGAGGCGTTCCACCTCTTGTGCGACAAGCAGCGCAGATATGGCAACTCAAACATTGAGCAACTTGGCATACACGGCGTAATCAGCCGCATTGGAAACGACAAGATTGCTCGAGCAAAGAAGTTTCTACAGGGAAAAGTTATTGACGGCCAAGTCATCCTTGACCCGCTTGATGTTCAAACTGACGAGTCGCTTTCAGACACGCTGCTTGACATTGCAAACTATGCATTGATTGCGGTTGCATTAAAACGCGGCGCTTGGGGTGCGCCAATGCTGGAGGACGTAAAGAAAAATGCCAAATAATCAACTCCTACAAGCAATTCGCGCCGCCCACCAAGAAGGATACATTCAGGCAATGCGCGAAACGCACGCGCGCATGTCAAAAGAGGTAGGATGGGCGTCCGCCAGAGAGGCAGACGATGCCTACCACCGCGGCCTGAGAGACGGCATCATTAGAGCATGGGAGGCGATAGGGCTACAACGATGGACCAAGACAGATTCACAGTCTGGAAAATAGAACACACGGCAGAGAAAGAGTGGAGGTGGGCTTTATGGGACGAGAAAAATCAACGCGTCGCCGTCAGCGGAATAGCGTCAAGCGTGGACGAGGCAACCCAGCTGATGCAGCAATGGCTTTTACTGATGACCAGCGCGAGCGAACTGATCAGCCAACAAAAGCCTTGAGGCAGGCCGAACAGATCTGGCTAGGAGCTTCGCTTATAGCCAGCCACCGAGTTCCGTTTAGGCAAAGCAATGCGGTAATGGCACGAGAGGCACAAGACTCGCTCAACCACTTGGCGTCGTCCTCATTTGGCAAATCAGCGCAAGTTTTTGTTGAGCCGCCAGAGCGCGGCACAAAGACATGGTTCCTTGAAATCACAGGCGAGCATCAGGGCCTCCCGATTGAGTTTGAGATGGAGGCGGCCAGCGTTGACGAAATTGTTGGCAGCGCTATGGTCTGGATTAACTATAAGGTGAGCCAGGCATGAACCCAGCAGATAAAATTAAAATTATTATTGATGCGGCGCTGGACGGTCCGCTTCCTAAAGCATTAGTCGGGATTGGGGACACGGCAAACGGGAAGCTTGATGTCATTGTTAGGTTTGCATATATTGCTGGCATGAAAAGAGCCCTAGAAATTATTGAAGATTACGAACAGGACCAAAGGGATGCTGAGGCAGAGCAAAGGTTCACTCAGCCAATTAATCCTAACCCAGTAACTAAAATCTCAAAAGAATTAAAGGAAAAAAAGTGAAATACGGCTTGCTTGATTTCCTTAATCGCAGTGCAAACAATTGGGTGCGCGATTCTCGCTTGGCTGAAATTGATCCGATGTGGAAACAAAAGATTGAAGAGCTGAAACGATCTGGCGAAAAAATTGAATCCCGTATTGTGAAAGATGGCAGCGGCGAGGCCACGATGTATCGCCTTGTGAAGCTTAGAGGCGCCGCCGGAGACTGGCGCTGCGCATCGTGCTACACAAACGTTTCATCAGAGTGGGCCGCGCAAATGGAAAAAACGCTTGCAGACAATATTCGCCAAGGATATTGCGCTCCCTGCAAGAAGAAGAGAATATTCCAACCAGTATGAAAATCGTTGTTTTTATTCTTTCATTCGTTTTAGCATTTTTTGGCACAGCAG